GTTTAAAGCATTAGAAGACAAGGTAAGTGATAACTCTTTACTTACAGAGATGTTCGACACAGAAATAAATTCTTGAAAGGGGGTTGTATTGAATTAAAAACTATGTAAACTGTCAAACCTTAGACAAAAACAAACACAGGAGAAAGCACAATGTCTGAAGCAAATCAAGAGCCCGTCCCTCTGGACAGGCTTGCAAAAATCTATCGCAAGATCAAGGAGCGCATCGACCTGCTGACGCAAGAGTACGACAACGAAATCGAAACTCTGAAGGCACAGCAAGATGAAATCCGCTTTGCGATGAAAGACCAGATGAAGTCCATGGGCGTCAAGTCCGTGCAGACTTCCTTTGGAACTGTGTCAATGGTGACCAAGACGCGTTACAACACGCAGGACTGGGACTCATTCAAGAAGTTTATTCTTGAGCATGAAGTCGTGGACTTGCTGGAGAAACGCATTGCGCAAACCAACATGGCACGGTACCTCGAAGAGAACCCGGGCTCTCTCCCGCCGGGCTTGAACTCTGTAACGGAGTTTGAGATTCGCGTAACTAAACCAACCAAGTAAATTTATCATGACAAATATCGCACTATTTAACCCTTCCAATGTTCCCTCATTCGTACGCAACCACGAGTTATCTGAGACAGCCAAAGCCCTGACGGGCGGTGGCGTAGGCAACAGCACACAGCGCATCTCCATCAAAGGTGGTGTGTTCCGTTTGCTGGCCGGTGGCAAGGAGATTGCCGCTATCGACGAACGCTTCTTGGATGTCGTCATCGTCAAGGCTGCCCCCAAGGTCAGCCGTATCTTCTACGCTAAGTCTTATGACGGTGATAACATCACTGGCCCTGACTGCTGGAGCAACGATGGTGATCGCCCAGACGCATCCGCTGAGAACAAGCAAGCGGCGTCTTGCATGTCATGCCCTCAGAATATCGCAGGTTCAGGTCAAGGCAACAGCCGTGCCTGCCGCTACCAACAACGCTTGGCTGTGGTGCTTGAGAACAACATTGAAGGTGCAGTATTGCAGTTGACTTTGCCAGCCACTTCGGTGTTTGGTAAGGAAGACGGAGATAAGCGCCCATTGCAAGCCTTTGCTCGCAACTTGGCCTTGCAGAACCCACCTATCAGCCCTGAGATGGTTGTGACTCGTATGAAGTTCGACACGAAAGCAGAAGCGCCCAAGTTGCACTTCGCGCCCAATCGTTGGTTGACTCCAGAAGAGTACGAGATCGTCAAGGCTCAAGGCGAAAGCGATGACGCCAAGCGTGCAGTTGTTATGACTGTCGCCGCTTCTGATGGTGTAAAGTCTGCCCCTGCCCCTTTGAAGATCGAAGGCAAGCGCCCCATGGGTGAGTTGACCAAGGAAGAAGACGCTCCAGCATACGAGCCGATCGCGGCCAAGGCAAAAGCGAAAGCCAAGCCTGTTGAAGCTGAGGAAGATGCTGAACCAGAAGTCCGTAAGGAGTCTGCAAAGCCGTCGGCTGTGCCTGCCAAGAAAGGTAAGCTGGCTGACATCGTGTCCGATTGGGACGATGAGTAATTGAATCGGGGGGAACGCTGTGCAAAGGCTTTTTCTAGCTTGCAGACGAGCAGTTAGTACCCCCACCTAAAACACTATGGCCTATTCACAAAAAGTAATTGACGCAGTGATGGCTGCAAAGAAAACGCCGGGCAATCAGCTTGGGCGTTGGGCGATCTATTTGGATTTCCCTGTGACGAAGATTGCTTATGCGCTCGGGGTCACACGCCAAACTGTGTACAACTGGTTTGAAGGTAAGGATGTTTTTGTCGCGTATCAAAACCGCGTAGAACTCCTCTTAGAAATAATGAAGTCCTCAAAGGACGCACAACAAGCATGGAGAAAAATATGCAAGGAATACAACCTAGAACCCTGACTAACAGGGAACTCATCAACTACTGCGCTGATGCGGTGGATGACCCGTTTGGTATGCCAAAGGAATGGCAGAAGGAATTACTGCGCCGCTTTGTAGCAACTGCCCCAACAGACGAACACCCGTTCACCGACCCAAACCAACAAAACCTTTTCTGATTAAGGCGGACAAACATGGAACCGCTTGAGTTTGTAGCGGCTGTTTTGCCACCGCCCGGAAATGGGCGTTATTGCGTGGTGGAACTTTCAAGAAAAAAAGAACATGCCTATGTTCACACACTGGAGGAAGCACAGCCTTTCATTGACAGATGGAAGCAATCAGGTGAAGACATTTACTTTGCGCTCGGTACATTCGGGGACGACAACAATCGGACTGCGGAAAATGTGCACATGGTCAAGACCTTTGCCATCGACGTGGACTGCAACCATCCCAAGGATTTGCCTGATCCCAAAACGGGACTAGTTAAACCCAAGGCATACGCTAGTGCGAAGCTGGCGGCACAGGCCATCATGGACTTTGCAGAGACGACTGGGCTGTCGGCTTTGGGCGACCCTTGGATGGTGGCGTCTGGCGGCGGTGTGCACGCATACTGGCCGATTACTGAAGCTGTGGATGTCAACGAGTGGAAGCCTGTGGCCGAAGCGTTTAAGCGCATGTGCTACCAGAACAAACTGGACATTGACCCCACAGTAACGTCAGACGCATCCCGCGTTCTGCGCATCCCTGCCACGATCAATACTGGCATCAAGAACAAGAAGAAGGTTCGGGAGCAAACCAACGTGCGCTTCATGAGCGAGGGCTCTGTGTTCGAGTTGGCAGACATACGTGCTGTGGTTGAGAAGAACCTGATCGGTACGCAGTATGAAGTCCAAGCCAAGCAACCCAGCAATGTGGTTGAGCTACCCGGTACTAGGCCAGCCGCACCAAGCGCAGGGCAAGTCAAGTTGTTTGAGAACAGCGTCACGCGCTTCAAGAACATCGTGGTTAAGACCCGTGCAGGTACAGGCTGTGGCCAGATCGCACACTACGTGGAGCATGCGGAAGAAGACGGCATGGAACCCCTGTGGCGCGGCATTTTGTCGTGGACAAAGGTCTGTGTGGATGGCGAGGGCGCATCGAAGTGGATCAGCGACATGCACCCGTACAGCGAAGACCGCATGAAAACCAAGCTGGCTGAGATCAAAGGCCCCTACCCCTGCACCAAGATGGATTCGGAGAACCCCGGAGTCTGCCCAAGTTGCCCACACTGGGGCAAGATTACAAACCCGCTGATCTTCGGGCGTGAGATGTCAGTAACGACTGTGGAAAGCGTGGTGGAGTTGCCCCGCGTTGCAATGGACGAGGAAGTCAAGAAAGTGCTTCGCCCTGAAGCACCCCGTGGCTACGCTTATGGTGAGCGTGGTGGTATTTTTATTCAGAAGGAAGACGAAGATGCGCAGGGCAACAAGGTCACACGCAACGTTTTGATTATCCCCTACGACCTTTTCCCTGTGGACATCCTAAGCCACAACGGGGAGCACACAGTGCACTTCATGGCCATCAGGCGTGAGGGCGTACAGAACATCACGATGGCGCAGAAGGCTGTCGTGAGCCAAGACGAAACCGTCAAAGCACTAGCCAACCAAAATATTGTGGCGGCTTTCGGTCGAGGCAATGATAAGAACTTGTTTGATTACGTACGTGCAAGCGTGGAGAAAATGAGCAACGACAAATCCCCCGTCAAAGTACCGGCCAACTACGGCTGGCAAGAGAATGGTATGTTCGTGTATGCAGGCAAGATTTACAGCGCTACAGCCGCGCCTGTAGAAGTGCCGATGCCCGGCTTAGAGAACATCGTGGCCAATACCAAACCCAAGGGCTCGATCGAAAACTGGGTGACATTCATCAAGATGCTCATAGCAAAGAAGCTATATGGCCATCTGTCTGTTGTTCTGGCAGGGGCAAGCGCACCCTTCATGCGATTCACAGGTATCTACGGCATGACGTACCACTGCGGCTCTACTGAATCCGGTACGGGTAAGTCACTGGCACTGGAAGGGGCGGCTTCGATCTGGGGGCACCCAACGCACTACCGCACAGGTAAGAGTACTTCGCCTGTTGCAATGCAGCAACGCCTTGGTCTGCTGCAAAGTTTGCCTTTGGTGACCGATGAGATCACCGCCAAGAACCGCAAGGATGCTGAGTGGTTTCCTGAGTTCCTACTGGACATGACTGAGGGTCGCGGCAAGGAGCGTATGGAGTCAGGCGCTAACAAGGAGCGATTGAACCTTTCTATCTGGCAGACAGTGGCCATCATGTCCTCTAATACCCACGTCGTGGACTACCTAACAGGGTCACGCAAGCACTCATCGGAAGGTGAAATGCGACGCGTTTTGGAGTTTGTTATGGACGAAGAACTGTCATGGGAGCCCCACGAGATTGAAGTCATCAAGTCGTTGCAAGACAACTACGGCGTAGTTGGCCACGAGTTGGCTGAGTTCTTGGCCAAAAATGTCCCGATGCTTAAAACCCTTGTGCCTGATGTTGTGCGTAACTGCTACAAAGACTTTAACGCTACCAACGATGAGCGCTTCTGGATGGCGGGTGTTGGCACGATCATGACGGCAGGCGCGGTTCTCGGCAATAAGTATCTGAATATTGTTGACTTCCCACTCAATGAGATCAAGGAATTCTTGAAAGGCCGTGTCAACGTAGCCCGTGGCACAGTCAGGACAAGCAAGCGCAACGCAGAAGATGTGCTAAACGGCTTTATCCAAGAAAACTACGGCAAGTTCGTGGTGGTACGTTTCAACGCCAAGACAGGCGCAAGCGCCTTGCTTGGAGACACTGCTTTGATCGACTCGTCTACTACCCGCTCGGTAGTTATGGGGCGCGTGGAGCACGGCGTAACAGCCAACCACGTTGACTTCTTTATTGAGGAACGCTTGCTGAAAACCTTCTGCTCCAATATGAGCTTTGGCTACGCTGACTTTAAGCGCCAGCTTGAGAAACAATTTGTAGTGTCCTACATGCCTAAGAAAGACCTGATGGCACGAACCAGTGGCCCACCCATGCGGGTGTCCACCATGAAAATTTCGAGAGAAATTTCTAGCTTGGATGAAGAAGTTATCAATCCAGTATCCATGGCAGCGGCTTGAAAGGGGGCAGGGGTTCTTTGTCCCCTGCATTGATACGCAGGCTATAAAAGCCGAGGGTTTGAATAAAGCCCTCGGCCACCGTTTGTTTGATGCCCGAGCCAAGATCGGGATCAGGGACGGCTTTACTGGCGTGTGGTTTTATCGACTGCCTTGATAAAGGCTCGGGCGTATTCCGTTTGTGCCTTGTCAATACGCGCCAGCATCTCGTCTTTTTGCTCCGTAGTAAGGTTTGGAGAAGACTCTACTTGACGGCGGAATTTGGCAAACTCGCCAAGCTTTTGCTGTACCGAGCCCGACACCGATGCTGCTGCCAATTTGTCAGCATACTCTTGGGCAAACGCTTTGGCTTCGGCTGTCTTGCCCTGCTCCACGAGGCGGTTAAACGTACCCTTGGTCTGCTGAATACTATTCATCATGTCGTACGCTTCGTCAAGGGTTCCCCTACCTTCAACGGGCTGGAACAAACCACCAATAATTGGCATTTTGCTTGCTTTGAGTGTAGGCTTGGCCACGTCTTCTTTCATCTGCAAGGTGTTCAGTATCGGGTTGGCCAACTGCACAGCAGCAATACCCATGCCGCCGGTATAGCCACGGATAAGGTAATCAATTCCGATAGGAGACAAGCCTTCTTTGCCTGTGATCTGCTTGATCGTTTCGCTACCTGTGATGCTACCGAGCAACTTGGCAAACTCTGTGGTGGACTCGCGTGAGCGCTCACCAGCCAGCATCTTACTTTCGCGCTGAGATTCAATAGCTCCGCCAAAGAAAGAAGTACCAAGATAAACTTCAGTGATAGGTTTGATGGCCTGTGGCAAAGCAAACGGATTGGTTTGTGCTACCAGTTTGAGCCAACCGCCCACCGCCTTGGATGCCTTTTCGTCGTTGGACGCCATGTCCCATACAGCTTCAGGCAATGCTTTAAACAAGTAACCCAATTCAAACGGGATTGGCACACGCACAGGCTCGTCAAAGCCGGGGATGTACACGAACCAACTACCATAGCGTTCTTCAGGCTTGGCGCGTTTGTACGCCTCATCGTCAGACATCATGGCAGCATAAGCCAGTGTGCCTGCCGCAATCATCAAACCACGAGCCATCATTTTCTGTTTGATCTTAAGCTGTTCACTGAACGGCATCTGGCCTGTGTATGCGCGGTAAAGCACATCCAGACCTTGAATCTGCGCGTTAAAGAACGGGATAACAATCGACAACGCTTGCATACTTGGCGACAAACCACGGCGGCCAAAGTTCATGGACTCTAGCGTACGCAGAAGCGCGGCTTGCTCGGACATCCCTTTGGCTAGGGAGTCTTTATATA